GACACGGCTGTCGTGTTTAACGTAGTGATATCTTTTGCGGTACCAAAATCGTATCTATCTACATTATCATTACCACTATCCGCTATATATAGAGAAATGTCATCGGGCTTTAAAAAACCATCTTCGGGAACATTTCCTACACCTGTAACTGTGTTTATGTAAGAAGTAGTTGATGTTATGTCATAGGCAACGGACAATGTAAATTCGTCAATTGCATCATCATTAGTGTCTATAATAAATAAGTGAGTGCCGTCCTGACTAAAAAAATGGCCCTGCCGTCCAGTAGATCCTTGCCCGTAAGTAAAACTACCGTCTTCAGGAGATACAGCAGAACTTAAATCCCACGCTGTGGCTAAACTGACTTGATGGATTGCGTCACTAGTATTAGACGTGTAGTGTAGTTTTGTACCGTCGGGAGTAAACGACAAGCTATAAGGATTTGTTTGACTAGTTGTGTACGTAAACGAAAGAGACGCAGTAGTAAGATCTCCGGGACTTGAAAGCGTATATTCTTCAATATCATCTGACGCAGGACTACATACGTACAATCGTGTCAAATCATCTTTTAAAAATATACCCGTCGGAGTGGTGGTCACACTTAAAGACTCGTTGCTGTACGTTCCCGTAGACAAATCCCACGGGGTGGACAATGTGTACCGATGAACTACATCAGGAGTTGCGCCTGAGATGTAAAGTTGAGTCCCCGCCTCAAAAAGAAGAACTTCCCCAGAAGAACTCGCCATCCGCATTTTAGAACTTATGAAGCTCACGCAGGTACCGCCATCGCATCACCTGCCAAGAAGCCGAAGTACGTCGTGCCACCGTCTGACGTAAACAATGTAATTACATCAACCTCACTGGTTGCAGGAGTATCAGGAGCAGTGCCCCCAGCAAAAGTAACAGAACTAGGGTAGGTAATCGTGTAGGCAGTCGATGCGTCCTGAGTGACTGTTATCGTAAAGCCCACCGCATCCCCAGAAGCAGGCGGATTAGTAAACGCAAATGTTGTATTCTCAGATAGAGTAATTGTAAACAGAGTGCCTGTAGACAGATCAAATGTCGCAGTGCCCGTGCTAGAAGTTACAGCTTCTGCGTTCTCGTTGTAGACATCGGCGGTTAACTCTCCAGTAATATCCACGTCGCCCGTGTGCGTCTCGTCAACCTTTGACGGCAAGGACACAGTGTTGATGGTGGTTACGTCAGACTGCAGAGTATCCACATCCGACTCAATAGTCGTTACCGTCCCAAGTACCTGTGCAAGTTCTGCCGCTTTAGTCGTCATCTAATTACTCTCCAGAAACTACAGGGGTTGTAGGCCAATCGTCCTCTTGTAACTCAGGCCAGTTTGCGTGGTCTGTCAAGTCTCGTAATGCTTGGCGATAGGTTGCAAACTCTGTGACCTTTACATTATCCAGAGGTGAGTCTGAAAGCTGAGTCCAGTCAGTTTCTTTTAGGGCGTTGTCTCGTTGTGTTCTGTTTTTGAGTGTAATCTGCTGAAGTTCCTTTTCACGCTTTGCGGCCAATTCTTCTTCTGTCAGATCTACAACTTCTACAAGGTATACAGTACCCTCGTCTACGTACGGATCACAGTTCTGCAGCTTCTGCGTATTCGCATCAAAAGCCTTACCTGCAAGTACCTTTACACAACTATTCTCAGAGAGCCATGCGTCTGTAGGGCCTCCTTCAGGGAAGGATACGTTGGGAAACACCTTCTTATAGTGACTCACTTCTAGGACTTCAGTTCCATTTACTTTTGCAATCTGCATTACGTGTATCTCTTTTTCCTATGAAATAATTTTAAGTATTTCTCCGAACTGGAGCGTATGATGTTAGCCACCGTACTCTTCTGTAGCTCATCCTCTGCCGCAACAACACTTGACCAATTGTCCCTTTTAAAAGGGATTACTTGAGCAATCGGAGTGCCCTGCTCTACAAACCGCTGTCCTTGCTTGATGTGCATAATGAAGGGCAAGTTAATAGCGTTGTAGTACGTATCACAATCTACGACTGCAGGGAGAATCTCAATGACAGAATTCTCTTGATACATAGGCGGAACAATTAATGCGCTGTAGCCCTTAGGCAACTTAATAGTCCACGGATTGATTAGCTTGTATACGGCTTGACCAATCGCCTTACTCTGTAGCGGAGAGTTCTCTACTTGAAACACTGGGTGACTTCCCATGAATTCTCTGTCACCCATCATACTGTGAGAACTTACCGCACCGTCTTTTTCGCTGTACGATATAGAGATATCAAACCACATTGGGATGATGTATCCTGCAGTAATACAATCTCGTACAGGGATACACGCCTTCATCGTGCGCTTTCCGTGTAATTCAGCCCGTTGCTCATGGGGCATCAAGTAGCTAATAAACGGGAACTTGTTCGGGTTACTGCGGGTGTCCACCTGTGGCATCTTCTTATACCATTCCGGTACAAATTTGGATGCTGGTGCTGGGTGAGGTATCGCACCTACAAGTTCTTTTTCAGTGTGGAATTCTATCTTTTTAAAGGGGTTGAGGTTAAACATCAGTTAATTATCGCCTGTCCATCTTGTCCATCAGATACACTGGCCGCCGCAGATCGGGGAGTGTCCCCATACACTGTAGGGTCAGCAGTCCAACCTGATGGTAACAGAGATGAGCCTCCACCGCCACCGGCACCTGTAGAAGGGGTTCGTCCTTGCTGTCCAGACGCTCCTCCGCCTCCTCCAAAGTAGCCTCCGCCACCTCCGCCACCTGAGCCTGCGTTATTACCTGTAGTTGAGCCACCCTTTCCGCCAAGAAGAGATGCGCCGTCTAAGCCGGCACCTCCATTCCCAGTGCCCCCAGTGCCGCCAGCGTTTTGCGTACCGCCTAAGCCACCATTTCCGTAATCGCCTATGACACCGTCCGCACCGTCAGGGGGGGTTCCTGTAT